CAGATTCCACGCGTTCGGAGCGCTGGCCTCCGAGGACGACCAGTGGAAGCCAGCAACAAAAGTTTGTGCTCCTCCGGTCTGGAAGGCTGCTAGAGATGTCTGAGCAGGCGCACCAGCAGTACGATTAACCGTACGCTCAGGCACTGAATATGGGTTGATGCCCCATGAAGTGTTGTTGTTGGTAGTGGTGGGCTTAAGGTTTTCGTAGGCAATATCTAGCTCGTAACGTGCTGGCAAATACCAATCGCTGTAGCCACCAATCGTCAACCCTTCGCAATACTGCGCTGCAGGATGGCTTGCATTATTCATATTGGCTGAATTTATTGCGCCATCAAACGGACTCGTAGTACCAGCCGTGGAAGTGTTGGTGGTTTTCCACTGCAGCGTTGCTTGCCCGTTGTAACCACTTGCGCTTGGCGCAACGATCAAGCCATGTGTCGCCACGCCATTGTCTGTGTGACTAATAAGACCAGCAAAGAAACCACCTTCATAGGCATCGCCAATGCTAGGCAGCGTTTGAACAAAGCCCCACTCCGAATTTTTACTCCTGTCGTATGCTTCTTGAATTGTCCAGGCGCCAGACAATGCGGGATTGGCGCCCGGCACCCAAGTGGGCTGTTTGCCAATGTAGCCACCTTCTCCTCTAGCCATTGTTTTGCCTCAAACAAAAAAAATAATGTTAAACAGTAATTTCTAAAGCACTAACTGTAAAATCAATGCCACTAGCGGCAGAAGCAATAGCACGAAGCTTTTCGCCTTGTTTTAAAATCAACTTGTTTGCAACCAGCTCAATGCTGGAATCGGCAGGCACCGTAATGGTGTGTGCAATGGAAGAAAGCTTGGTGTCACCAGAAGTGGTTACTTGCAAGCTTACATCCACTGGGTTCGTGCCATTGATATTGGCAGCAACGCAAGCCAAGACGACTGCACGATCTGCTACGTTGCCAGATGGTGCTAGATAAACAGTGGTAATACCAGTAGTGGTTAGTGCAGTACTAGTGCGAGCAAAAGTTTCAGGCATGAGAAGAAATAAGAAAAGATTAAAAATTAAGCCAAGGCCAAAACAACACCAAGGCTTACGCCTGCAGTAATTGTAATGTTTTGCGTACCATTAAAGCTTACACCATTAATGGTGCGAGCGGTTTGTAATGCGGTAGCAGTAGCAGCGTTACCTACAGTTGCGACCCCATTACTAGCAATTGTCACACCACCGCTGACTTTATTGAAAGCATAATCAGTGATACGTGTTGCAGCAGCTTTTCTGTTAGTGCCAGCACCACCATCATCAACAATAAATAAATCTGCATCAACTAATGCTGCACCAATATCAGTGCCACCATCAATATCAAGGGCTGCAATTCCTACTTTATTAGCAGTGCTAATAGTGGCTAATTTTGTGTCAACAATAGCAGCAGCGGAATTTATATCCTCATTAACAATGGAATCATTGGCAATGGCATTACTAGTAATAACCCCACTAGGTAGGGTAAAAGTACCGCTAATTGTTGCATTAATAATTGTGCTGCCACTAATTGTGCCGCTTGTCACTAATGGTTGAATTAAAGTGGTGCCGCTAGTAAAGGTGTAGCTGCTAACAAAAGCACTACCATTCCAAACTTTAGGCGTTGGAGGTGAAGAAGCAGTATCTAACCATTGCTCTCCTTTGCTGTTACCAGCAGATCCCCCTGATGCTGGTGTTGCATTAGGCGCTCCTGTCCCTACAAATACAGGGCTAATTTTAATTAGCGCGTTTGCATCTCCCCTTAAATAAACAGCAGGATCTGCTTCATTATAATTAACTGCTACTTGCCCAAAAGCAAGTCCTGAAGCTACAGGGCGTTTAGTGGCAGTGCCACTACGTAAATTTTGAATAGGAACTGCCATTGGTTAATCCAGATAAAAGCTAAAAAGCTATAAGAAAATAAAAACGCTTAGTAAGTGCCAGCGTCAATGGAAGTAGAACTAGTATTTACTATAGCAATAAGTTGATCTGCTGTTAAGTCCTCAACGTTGCCAGTGCCACCAGCCGCTTGCCTGCCTTTAACGGTAGCTTGCGCCACTTGCGCTAAGCGATCATTGGTAACGCTATTAACCGGAATAGATGCAGCAGAAAATACTGTCCACGTAAGTGGATCAACATCTAAAATAGCATTGCTTTCAATTTGTACAAAAGCAATATCAATATTTACGTTGCCTTCAAAAATAAAAGTAAAAGCGCCAGCCTCTAGTTCTCCTTGAGCATTGGCGTCTAAAGCCCTAGTAACTACTGCGGGAGTGCTTACGCTGCCAATATCGGTAACTACGTAAATGCCATTTTGGAAAGTAGTAGTTTGATTTTTAAGCAGAATACGATCACCTGCGACCACATTGGTGCTGTCTACGCTTAATAGGCCATTACCAGAAGCTTCCAAATATTTTGTATGTTCAACAACAATTGTGCCACTACCAGTGGAGGTCAGGTCAATGGCAGTACCTCCAACAGCATTTGCCTTTGTTGTGGCAAGTTTAATTGTATTAACATCAGTATCAATGATAAAATATTCAGTTAGCGCAGAAAGCCCACCAGGCAATGTTGCAGTGGTAGTAATATAAACTCGTTCGCCTACATTAAATGGGTGGTTATTGATGGTGAGAGAATCAGAGCCAGTGGTGACGGCTGAAACTGTGCCAGAAGAATTGTAATAAGTGCCAGAAAAATTAGCCGTAGAAGCAAGTCGAGATGCTTCTTTTACTCTTAAACCTTGAGCAACAGCATCTGCATATTCTTTTGTTGCGGCATCAGAAGCCGCAATGGGAGCAGCAAGATTAGTAAGTCGATAACCATTGAAATTAGGATTAGCTGATGCTCCACTAAGAATATTATTTGCATTTGCTTCTATTGTCAAATCATTACCAACAGTTGCCACCGCAATTTTAGATGATGCCGCCCTGATGCTTTTTAACTCAACCCTATATTCACCAGCAACAGCGCTTTTGCCATTGGAAATTAAAGATTGACCAGCAGCACCCACATTAACTGCAGTTGATAGACCAGCAAGGTTAAACAAGCTAGTTGCAGCCGTGGAGCCACCACCACCACCTTGCGCAACGCTCAAGGGAGTTGTAAGGCCAGTGATTTCGGTTATGTCAGCATTGGTGCCAAGTTGTGCTGCGCCAAGGCTTGCTCGCGCTCCACTGGCAGTTGTAGCGTTAGTACCACCTAAGCCCACGCCTAAAGGTGAAGCAACATTTAAAGAGTTAATGTCAATGCCACTAGGCACCACATCGACGGAAATAGTATTCCCACCATCACCTGTAACAACACTAATCTTTGCGCTACCAGCCTTTACTGCCCGGAAATTAAGCTGCTTTGTGCCATCGCCAAGCGTACTAATGCTAGACAATGGGCTGATAGGACTGCCAGTGCCGGAAAGCGTAACACCAGTGGCAACAGTGGTGGTATTAACCGTTAAGTCAACGCGATTACTTCCAGGGTTATCAGCGCCCGTAAGTGTTACGCCTGCACCAGGAATAAAATTAAGTTGTTGGCGAGTGCCAATGGCCGTGCCAGTATTGCTATAAATTGATTTTTGCGTGGTAGTATCACCACTTACGCTTAATGTAATTGTATTGCCAGCATCATTATAAGAAGCGATAATGCCAGTGCCTTCTACAATAAAAAGATCAATAATATCCTGCAAATCCTCTTTTAGATTTGCATAAGTAATCTTTTTTGTAGTCGAAAGAGTGGGATCAGTGGTATTGTCAACAATTACCAGCAGATCATTGTTGTTGGGCTGAACAAGCGCAACTAAATCCGTAATAAGCCTACTTTGAGCCATTGCTTAGGAAGCCCCGCTAACTTTGATTTCCTTGAATACTGGTATCGTAGCACTAACTGTGCGTTCCCTAGACCAAAAGAACGGTCTTAATGATGCAAGTGTAGTGGTACTAAAGCTATGAATCACATTGTCATTGCGTGAAATTTGCACTTGCCCTGTTGAACCATTGCGAGCAATTTTCCATTTATCATCACTTCTTAAATATACAGGGCCACCACTCACGGTGATGTCAATGCCACTTCCAGCAATTGCAGCAGCATAACTTGATGCAAGCAAGAAAGCATTTGCTCCTGATGGAATTACAAAATATTTAGTATTCAATTGCAATGGTGTAGGAGCATTACCACTGTAAATAATTACAGCATCACCAGCTCCATAGCCGTGACTGGTGCTTTGGAAAGTATCAAAAGCAATACTCACCCCACTACCAATGCGCTCTTTAGCCACACTTCCAATGGATACGCCAGCAGTGGTAATATTTACCAAGCTTCCATTACTAATATTTTCAGCAAATCCTATAGCATACACGCCATAAGCACTTCCATTATCTGCAATTTGTTGAGCAGAAGTCCAAGCAGAAAGCTGCGAAATATTGGCGCTAGTAGCCAAGCCAATAGCGGTAGTGGCACGAGTATTGCCTGATAATGGAGCCCGAAAAGCATCAGGCCGCACCTTAAATTCAATTAAACCATTGCGTGGATCAAACGATGGCGTTTGAAGAAGTTGAGTGCCAATGCAAAAAGCATAAGCCCTGTCGGAGGTGTCATCCGGCAAGCCTTCACTTGCCAAATTCACGATGTCGCTGCCAATAGCCATTCTTTTTACCGCAGGCCGTAGTTGAGGAACGCCCGCACTTCAGGCGCTGGGGTTATTACATTATAGGAATTAGTCGTGGAACAATTAGATGCCTTCATCCATTCCGCGTTGCTTTCCTCAAGATTAATTATAAGCATAGAATCCACCACTCGTCGTGCAGCAAATACCACCACACCTTGTTCGATAGGACGAGCGCGAGAAGCGACTGCGCTATCAATAATCACATCATAAAACCCTCGACCATAATTAGAAGCCACAATGCCAGCTCCGGCGTAGCCGTTATATAAAGAACCGCCACGAGAAGTTGCAAGAGTGATAGTTGTAACGCCTGGAACTGTTCTAATGTAAAATGTTGTGTTATTAATTACAAAACGAAAACCAACTTCAAGCGAATGTTTTCTATCAAGAGTAAGAACGCCATTACCATCAATATTTGTAATTTCATAATCTTCATTAGCTGTGGGAAAGTCAAATTTACTATCGTATTCAGTGGTGATTGATTCTCTAACTAAATCGTAAATTGACGTTAAGTTCACCATTTCTGCTTTATCTGGCGCAATATAAAAACGCACAAGTTCTTTTCCGCTTACTCTCTGTTTTCCAACAAAATTTCCTTCTAAAGTACCCATATCAGTTGCTTCGTAAAGCCCTTGGAAAGCAAGAGGAAGCGCTTCTGGCTGTTGCGTAAGTAAAAATGTAGCCTCATTGGCCCCATCTGGAGCAAGTAATAGTGATTCAGCCAAACCGAAATCACCAGCATTACTTTCAGGCAATGTCCCATTCAAATGACCAACTTCATCTAGCGAAGAAAATACAGCACTTCGTAAGACTGCTATTTCTGTACCATAGTTTCCAAATAAGCTTAAAGTTTTAGGGAGACCCTGTAAGGTATTAAGAATTTTGTTAGGTGCAAAATCTTTAGCACGAATAGCAAACAATGGGAAAAAATGAGAAGCTTCAGTACCACCTATAAGTGGACCAATTTCTCTACCATTTGAAACATCAGCTCCATATACATCAGCTTTTTCTGATTCACCACCATCTACTTGTACACTCAAGCCATATTTCATTACAAATTGTGGCTCTACTAAATAACCAGAATTGCTAATTTCAATGGTAAAAGGTAGTACGGGTGTACCAAGACTTGGGGCATTAAGGCTATCAGGGATAAGGATTTCATGCATCAACACCCATCGACCACGAGGCACTTTTTTAACACTTGCTGGCAGTGCTGTTTGATCATCTACAACAAATGCATAGAATCTGGCGGAGCTAGCACCATACCAGCCCCATTCCACTAAATACATGCAATTTTTAGTGAAATCAATAGTGGCATTGCTAAGACCATCGCCATCCATCGTGTCATGATTAAACTGACTCCGAGGAATAATTACTTCCTTAACAAGACCATCACCAGAAGAACGACGATAAACCAAGCGGAAATCATCGCCATCGCCACCAGCTCTTATTTGAAAGAAGAAGCCATCTTGACTATCGCCAATCCCCCATAATTTTTCGCAAGCTGGTAGTTCAGCCCTACTCATTTGCACACATACAGACATGCGCATAACACGACCAGTCTGGTAACGGAAACGCTTGCGAGTGCTTAAACGTGCCCTTTGGAAACCGCCAGAAGCTTTAGCTAGTTCAATGTTAATGCCACGCCTTGCTGCATCATGAGTGAAGCTACCAATAGGTAATGGAGAATAATCAACACCTACATTTTCCAATTGACTCCATTTAGCACTTTCTAAATTATCCGCTCCTGTTTCATTGATTCCTTGAATTTCGGTGATGTAAATATCATCACGAAGATCATAATCATCCGTGTAATTAAATAAACTTAATGCTTCTTCGGCTCTTGAATTCCCAAGTAAATCCTTTTTTATTTCAGTGGGTTTTTCTAAATATTTAGAAATTACAAGAGGTGTTCCTGTTAGTGGCACCACAGATGGAATGCCACTTGCCATTACTGTTTGGCCAGCAGGAAAATCACCAGCCTCCTGCAAAACAGTGCCTGCATTAGCACCACTTGCTACAACATAACGTTTTTGCCCTACTTCAGGCGGAAGCTGATAAATAGTTGTCATAGTTAATAATTAACGTTCACCCCAAGTGAGGGAGCCTGCAACTGTATTACCACTTGCAGCAAGACTTTCAACCACTACTGATAACACATCACCAGATTCACCTGCCTCATTAGAAATGGGACGAGTTAGAAATTCACGATTGTAACGGAAAATTTCTTGTAGTTCTAAATTTTGACCATCATTACTTCCCGTGAAGAAAGTGCCAATGATTTCACCACCAGTAATGCCTGATGCTGTAGTGTTATATTCAATAGCTGACAGTTGTGAAGTTGAAGTCCAAGATGAACCAGATATAGTTGGATCTACAACCGCTCCGCTAATTGTCAAGCCACTTGCATTTTTAATTAAAGAAAACTTTGCAGCGCTAACGGAAGAAAGATTAAGCATTAATGGCACCACTCGTAAAATATTTTTTGTTACTGCACCATCAGCATTAACAATATTTTCTTTGCAGCGTATGGAAACCAATGGACGAGTGTTGCCAGGATTTACGCTTACAGCGGAAGATGCTTTTGAAAAAATATCATATTTATTTGCATCACCACCATCTATTTCTGCTTTTGTTCCATAGATTTTCAGGAACACAGCATTAGCTAAACTTCCTGTTTTTGTAATCTTAAACGTAAGAGGAAGATTAGGGTTGCCTAAACTTGGGAACGGAATGCGATCACAAGTGTTGATTTGATGAATGGTAACCCATCTAGCATTTTTAGGTTCAGCGCCGCCAGGTAAGTTTTCATCAATCGGCACATAAGCCATAAACTTACAAGCTGAACCACCATACCAACCCATCTGAATACGGAACATTGTCACATTTGACAAGCTCAGCGTGTGATTACTAGGGGAAACTCCATCAAGCTTATCGCCAGTAAATGCACTGCGCGGAACAATTTCTTCCATTACAGAAGCATCTTCGGGCAGTAAACGATAACGATGGTCAAAATAAATAGATCCAGCATCCGTCACTGTAAAATCAGTGGAGCCAGCTCCGGCACCATGATTTTGAGGGCTTTCGCCTGAATTTGTACGGCGAACAAAAAACACATCGTCGCCAATTATACGAAGAATATAACCATTTTTGCCATCGAAAATACCAAGTTCATGAGTAGCATTGGTATTACGCAACATGCTCACGCCAAAACTTACATCAGTAATGCGTCCTGTTTGATAAGGAAATACCAAACGGCTTTGCAATTGTACTAATGTTGCATTAGGAGCATTGGTATTAATTAATAACTGTGCGCCACTTTCTTGAGGAAGATGTGTAACCGTTGAGTAGTCAGGTGTACCAGTTGCATCGGCTGAAATTTGCCATAACTTAGGGTCAATGGCAATGATATTAGTGGAATCCCATAATTGCAAACTACTTTGAATGCGTGGATTGCCCAATAAATCATCATGCACCTCTGATGGCGCACTTAAATTATCAAGAATGGGAATTGGCGTTTGATCGCTAGCAATTGCCACTGGCAGCGAGTTGGCCATAGTGGCCTGCCCAGCAGCGATTGGTTGACTGCGACCAACGGTTACAATCTGTTGACCTTCTTCAATGTCGGGCATTAGTCGTTAGAGCGATGTAATACGGGGCTTCACTTGTAATGTGCCTAGCACAATTGTATCCTCTTTTAACACCTGCAAGGTGCCCCCGGTAGCATTACTACTATAAACGGGAAGATTAGCAAAGGGGATGATTTCAAAAATCGTGCTAGATATAATACTAAGTGAATTACTTGCGTAAGTGGCGTTATAGCCACCTACTGTTGTGCCATTGATTCTTACTACGTCAGAAGCAGCAAGACCATGAGCAGCGGCAGTAGTAATGCGCAAACGATAAGTGGATAATTCTGCGCTAATTAAAGTGCCTTGAGTGACAGAAACAATAGCAGGACCATCAACATAAAACAATTCTTTTAAATCCCAAAGAAATACTGCTCCAGCATCACCAGGATCAACGGCTTGTCTGCTAACGTCATAAGTAAGATTGCGATCAGAATAACCAAGACTAATATTACGAGCTAATGCTTCGGTTTGGTTGGAAGTGAGGCCAAGTTTTAAATGTCCTGTTGTGCTTAATTTAACTATGTTCCAAGTATCTAGCACTGTATTAGTGCCAAATGTCTCCTTGATTTGAGCAAGAAGTGTGGAATTAGTGAAGTTACGAGCTGTTCCTAGCGGTTTTTCAAATGCGAGAAATAGCTCATCAAAGCTATCCCCTTCACGAACCACTACATTAATGCTTTCCATCAGTTTCCTCCAGCAAGGCGATCTAATTCGGCAATAGCCTCAGTGCGAAATACAGAAGAAGAACGCACTGGATTTTTCAAACCATCAATGCGGGAGTGCAATTGTTGGTTTTCAACCTTCAGTCTATCAATTTCATTATGAAGAGAGCCAAAGTGTAAAACCAATGACAAGCGATCATCTAGCTGTTGTTTTAATGAAGATGCTGTTTCTTCAGCTAAAATCCGTTGCTGCCGCTCTTCAGCAAGCCTGATCTTCCATTCATCACCATTGACTTCCACTAAACGCTCCACCACTTGAGTGATGGGAGGCAATGGAGCAGCAGGTCGTTTAACGTTTTGCAGCTCCCCTTTGATGCTAGCTAGTTGCCCTGTTAAGGCTGCTGTTTGAGCCTCCATGGTAGAAAGTCGGCGCATTAATGACTGGCGGCTTTCCTCGGCCTCAGACAGCGCAATGCGCAATTGTTCGCCTTCGTTTTTTAATGTTTCAATTTCTACTAAATTTGCTTTTCCGCCATCGTTTCTAATCTGCACTTGTTTTCTATGTGAACGCAATTCATCCAGGCTCACTTCTTCTGCTTGTGGTACTTTCCATCTTTCCGGGAATGATAATTTACGCATATCTCCCGTATCTCGCCAATCCACTTCGTAAATAACGCTCCCAGGTGTTGGCGGCAATTCAATATTTACCTCGCCTTCTTTTACGCGAAAGGTGAGTTCTTTATCTGGTCCGCCAATAAATGGACCGCTAGTGCGAATATAAAGCCTTCCATTTAATAATCCATTGATACCTTCTAACTTACCAATAATACGTGTCATACAGCCACCTCTCGGTAAGTAATTAACACTTGATAACTAATGCCACTACTTACAACTGTACGTAAGCCTTCTCCGGCAGTTGTTTCAATTACGCCTAACGTATGGCCAAAAATAAGCTGTCCAGAAGAAACGATGGGAAAAGCAGGGGTGAGGGTAATACCAGATGCACCGCTAAGGAATTGCACAGTACCACCACTTGTTGCTGTTACCACTGCATTAAGCACTCGCAACTTAGTCGAGGCAACACCAGAAATTACCACCACTCCACTTGTGGTTGCCACTTGAGCGCTTTTAATAGCAGAAGGAAGCAAGTCATGCTGCAAAATATACGGAGCCGAAAGTGTGCCGTCTCCAGCCGCCTGCACATAAGCAGAATTACCACCAGCATCAAGACCAAAGAGAGCCATAATTAAAACAGCAAAAATAAAAGACGTTGGTTTTGCACTGAACGTCCATCAGGCAGTGTAACCATGTTACTGGTGGTAAAGTCAAAGCGCAACGAGGACGCAATTATTTTAGCGCTATACGACCATACAGAACGTTCCCTGTTAATTCCAATTGTAGCAATACGAATTTGATATGATGAAGCAATATCAAATTCTTCTGCTGGAATACTAATATAATTTTTCGTAGTGCTGCCTAGATCCACCCATCGATCTTCCTCTTCTTTATACATTTCCACTTCAAAAGAGCGAAAAAATGGATGAACGTAAGGTACATTCCAGCACACTAGCGGATTGATTGCATTTAAAACCGAATAACCGCTATACAATGGCTGCTTCCAGGTAACATCAACAGAAGCCATAATTAACGCACCTGTAATTGGATGGAACCAGCAGATACTACTGGCACAATATTAAATTTTGGTACAGATGTACGCTGCTCATCAATACGAGCAGATGAATCTGCAATTGCAAATTTTTCAGCATAATAAGAAACAGCAAAAACTGAAACGATACCATCGTCTTCTGATAAAGCCGTCACTCGATAGGATCGTGGATTAGTAGTGCTTTCTCTTAATATCCAAGGTGTCGGAGCAACAAGAACGGGAAGCGATGGCGCGACAGATAGTACGGAATGTTCTCCTGCTGCATTTGTCACACTGCGTTCGATGCTATTACCATTGCCATCATTTAAAATAATTTGATAACTAATGTTTGGACTTAAAACAACAGGACGATCTAATGTTACTGTATCTAAAGTTAACGATGGTGCAATACCAGCGGCAATACCAGTATTACGACTAGGGTCTGCCACATGAATAATTTCACCTGGTAAAACAAAAAATCCTTCAGCACCAATTTTAAAAGTTACAGTTTCAATTTCATATAAATCGCTTAATAAAGTCCATTTTCCAAGACGTTGCGCTTGCCCTTGTGACGTGCAACCAAAGCCCCTGATATCTACTTCCCTATAGCCATAACGTTCAATACCATCTCGATCTTCACAATATTCAATTTTTACTTTATAGCGATCACCTGGATCATTCCATGACACTAATGCTACTGTTTTCCTTGCTTTTCGAGCAGTACCTTCATAGGTAAATGGTGGGCTAGTGACATTACCACTATCATCCACTTCATTAATTACATTGCTTGGAGAAAATAATTGGGTTACTGATTTTGCTTTATCTTGAGTTACAATAATTTGTCCTTGCGCATAATATAACATGCCACGAAACGCTGCGGCTAAAGAATTTAATACTTCAAAAGCTTCTGCTCTATTGTTTATGTAACCATTAAATGTAAATCGCTTTTCTGTTCCTCCTCGGCCATTAGGAACGCTTTCGTCACAATATTTAGCGATGGGAAGTAGGCCATATATATCAATATCTGCTTGTTCAATAAACAAACCAGCGCCATATCTTGTGTTAGTAAGTAAATCGTAAAACACCCACACTGGATTATTATTATACTCTACTTTAAACGTACCGTTCCATACTCCTGAATAAGAATTAGAAGCACTATCATAATTAGTTGGCACTCGAATCTTAAGTCCTCGTAATAAAGCTGAAACAGTAGGAATGGTTTGGAAATTTTCTGCTGATACTTTTATCCCTACCATTGCTGTATTTGGATAACGTAATGTTTGACTTATAATTCCTACAATGGCACGAAAAAAGAAATCACTATTAGATTTTACACTAGTTGAATCAGGAGAAAGTTTTGTTACAGCAACACTCCAAGGACCTGTCCCACTTAAGCCAAATGAATGTTCTTGATCGTAGGCGCCACGAGTTTTACCAAAGATTGCTAATGCTGCATTGTTCACTTGATTGCCTAAACTGTCTGTAATTTTTACGTTGAAAAATACAAAGTTAAATTTAACGTCTCCTTTTGGCGTCACCTCAAACAATGAAGATACGCCTACTCTTACTGTAATTTGATTTAATAATGAGCTGGTAGTTGTTGCAATAATTGGTATATTAAATTTAGCTTGTAGTCCTACAGATTGTTCAATCCTTATATCATCAAATCCTGGCAATGATGGTTGGCCTTGGGTTCCAGCGTTAGAAACAACGCTTACTCCTGAAAATCTACTTAATGGTGTGTCGTCTAGAAAAGTTGCATTACTGGGATCACCAACAAAACCTTCTATTTCACCTTCTGCAAATACAGCTAAAATGCTAGCTGAAGATTTGCTTCTTAAGGTATCTGGATCTTCCCTTGGTACATAAGGTTTTTTGCCACCGCCGCCGCCGCCAGCGCCAACAATTGCAACACCATCTAATATTTTTTCAAAAGAAGAAGATTCTAAAGTCATTACACAAAAGCCGCTTCAGTACTAATAGCAGAACTTACGATAAGAGGAGAAGTGGCTAAAAATTCTCCATATAGCAATGGAATTGGCATTCCTTGTGTTGTTAGTTCTGCAGCGCGATCAAATAAATAACTGCTTTGAGTTTCGTTATCTTTTGGCTTTTTAGGCGTTGGAGTGAGTAGATCTGCAATGCCGCCAAATATCAATGAAGCGCCAAGGCTAAATAAAAGACTACCCACGCTTATTCCCGCTGTAGCGCCCATTTTTAGACCAAATGTACCAATCATTGCTGTTCCTATGCCTGGCAC